AGCCGGTTAAGAGTATTATCCCTGAGATTTATGGGAAGATTGCCGTAGATGAAGAAGGAAATATGGAAACGACCGGAGCGCGGCGGACAGGTTGCAGTATGTGCGGCTTCGGGATCCATATGGAAGAGCGGCCGCATAGATTTGATAAATTGCGGGAACGCAACCCGAAAGAGTGGGAGTTCTATATGTACCGATGCTGTACGGATCCGGATACTGGAGAAAAGTATGGATGGGGAAGGGTCCTGGATTATATAGGAGTCGAATGGGAGGATATGCCAGGCGAACAGATTGATTTAGCTGAGTGTTTTCCGGGGGTGATGCCATGATGGACAAAAGAGAAGTAGACCCATCTCAGACATATGATGAGCGTATGAAACGTTTTTGGCATTACATGGAGCATAAGGAGATGAATGAGCAGTGGATTGAGACATGTGTAGGGGAGCTCAGGATTATAGTTGAAGCGTTGGCAGATTATTATGACATGGCAGACAAGATTGTTGAGGCAATGGAGATGGGATATCCTAAAGCTGCATGGAAAAACCGTCTGGAAAGAATCAAGCAGATTCAGACAAAGATAGAAGAGTCAACAGGGTATAGCAGAGTCAACAGGGTATAGCAGAGTCAACAGGGTATAGCAGAGATGGTCAGTTAGAAATCTGTATGAAGCGGAAACCACGTAAGGATAATGATATTGGAGAAGAAGCGCTTGTGCTTGCTTTCAGGTAAGTAGTTGGGATTCAATGGGTGTGATGACATGAAAGATGGGTTAATAATAGACTGCTTCGCCGGTGGCGGCGGGGTAAGCGTAGGAATAGAAATGGCACTTGGCCGACAGGTGGACAATCAACGGACAGCACGTTAGGTACAATTACCACGAAAGACAGGTTTGGTCTGGTAAATGTTCTTCTTGAAATAGATGGAGAGACTTACATAATATCAGACATCTTTTTGAGAATGTTAAAGCCAGAAGAATTAAAATTGCTCCAGGGTTTTCCGGAGGATTACATCATTGACCGGGATTATAATGGGGGCAAATATCCGGTCAGCAAGCAGGTGGCGCGGATCGGAAACAGTGTGGTGCCGATCATGGCCAGGAAGCTGGTGGAAGCGAACTGCGGATATCTGAAAATCGGAGAGCGTCAGCCGATTTGGCAGATAAAAAATTCAGTAGAAGAGGAAAATAGGCAGATGCGGTTTGCATAAATGGAGATTAAGAGAAAATATGAATAACGGAAAGAGGTAAGGGAAAATGAGACTGATTGATGCGGATAACTTAAAAACTTTAGTTACCGCTGTATCTATTGCAGACGGGTATGATGCCGGATTTGTGAATGAATTTTGCAAACTTATTGACAGCCAGCCTACCGCCTATGACGTGGATAGGGTTGCGGAGAAGCTGACAGAATACGAGGAGATTATAGACAAACTGGCGAGCTATGTTGTAGAAAAAGCATATTATTGTCCGGTTACCGATAAATATACAATCCGTACTGGATGCGTGGGCCTCCGTAAGCCTGGGTGCAAAGAGTGCATGCTGAAGCACATGGAGGATTTTAAGATCCCGCCCCGGATAACTTGTGTCAAAATATATGAAAAAGATTGAACAGGAGGATTCAGAATAAGATGGAGAAGATAGTGAAATACGTTTTTAGATTCTTAGCCATCTGCCTAACATGCTATATGGCAGTAGAGTATGGGTGGTATTGGATATTTTTTCTGCTTTTCGCTATGCTGAGTTTTTAGGAAAAGCAGGAAAGCGTTCGGGAAGTATGGGGCCGTGATATGAAGAAAAAGGGGAGTGGTTGCATTGGACAAGAAGATACTTGCTGACTACATGGACGCCATGGAGCTGATAAAGGAAACAGAGGAGGATATCCGGAAGCTAAAGAAAAGACGGAAGACGGTCATTCAGACAAACGTGAAGGGCAGCAACCTAAAGTTCCCCTATCAGGAAAAGCATTTTCGAATTGCAGGTACCACTTTCTCATATCAGGATGACAAAAACTTACGTCTGGAAGAAAAACTCCTGGAGCAGCGCAAGGAGAATGCGGAGAAGATCAAGCAGCAGGTGGAAGAATGGCTCCTGACGGTCCCGATCCGGATGCAGCGGATCATCAAGTATAAGATATTTGAGGGAATGACCTGGGAGCAGACAGCGGCGAAGATCGGAAGAAAGGCAACGGGAGACGGAGTCCGGATGGAATTTGAGAGATTTATGAAAAAAACTTAAAGTTTGTTCGGTTTGTTCGCACTGTTCGGTTTTCGTATGCTATAGTATATGCTGAGATTGGTGGCTGGATGGTCATTCAATTCAAACACTCACACACACGAAAGGCGTTCTGCATAAAGATGCAGGGCGCTTTTTGCATATCAAAATAAATGGAAAGGGGAGATACTATGCCGCTATACAAACGCTGCAGCAGATGCGGCCAGCGCATCCCGTCAGGTTCAACCTGCCCATGTATCAAAGCCAGGCACAAAGAGTACGACAGATACAGCAGGGACAGGAAAAGCAAACAGTTCTATGGCAGCAGGCAATGGCTCCAGATCCGGTCAGCAGCAATGGCAGCAGATGACGGCATAGATGTCTATCTCTTTATGACAGAAGGGAAGCTGGTACCGGCCGACACAGTCCATCATATCATCCCATTGCAGGATGACTGGCAGAAACGCATGGATATCAATAACCTGATGAGTCTAAGCAATGGGACACACAGCATGATCGAACAGATGTATAAAAAAGATAAACCAGGAACACAGAAAAAATTACAGAAGATGCTGATGGAATACCGAAGCAGATAGGGGAGGGGCATGTGGAAAAGTTTTGGACGGCCAGGAACGACCGCACGTCCTCCCTTCTTCACATAAATTTCCGAATACGAAAAATAAGTTGGCAAAAACGGAAAGGAGGGGGATCCAGATGGGGAGGCCAAGGAAGATCGTGGACATGCAGAGCGCCCACAACACGAAGGATGAGAAGCAGAAAAAGAAGCAGGAAGAGCGGTATGTGACCACCGGAAGGAACCAGCTGAGGACCCCGCCGAAATGGCTGGTGGATGATGTGGCAAGAAAAGAGTGGCGCCGGATCGTCAAGGAGCTGAATCAGATCGACATTGTAGGGAACTTGGATTACGCAAACCTGGCCGGATACTGCAACGCATACGCCAACTATATCAAAGTGACGGAAGCCATGCGGGATCAGGATTACTGCATAGAGCGTGAGACCAGGACCGGGACGATCACAGTCAAGAATCCGATGGTCGATATCCAGAAGACCTACGCCTCAGAGATGCGGCGCTTCGCTTCCCTGTGCGGGCTGACGATAGACTCCCGGCTGAAAGCGGCGGTCAATAAAAGGGACAAAAAAGAGAATGAGATCATGGAGGAGTTTGGTGCGATTTGATGGAAGTATATGAGAATATCAAACAGTATGCCCAGAAGTGCATAACAGGGGAAATTATCAGCTGTAAAAAGCACAAGTGGGCCTGCCAGAGGTTCCTGGCAGACGCAGAAAAATTTGAGACAGACCAGGACTATCCCCATTACTGGAGTGAAGATTCCGCAAAGAACATCATAGACTGGTTTGCGCTTCTGCGGCATTCAAAAGGAGTTTTGGCCGGGGAGCCGATCAATCTGACAGACTGGCAGCAGTTCCGGATCTGCCAGCTGTACGGATGGAAGCGGAAAAAGGATGGAAGGCGGCGTTTTAAGAAATCCTTCACAGAGGTAGCCCGTAAAAATGCAAAATCTCAGGAAGAGGCGGGGATCGCCCTTTATGAGATCTCTGTGATGGCGGCCAAAAACAAAGAACTTTGTGAATTTTATACAGCCGGTGTAAAAAGAGAGCAGTCCAAGATCGTATTTAACGAGGCCGGATTGATGCTCCGGGGATCGCCGCTGCGTGGAAAGTTCAATGTAACGAGGGATTCCATTGTACATATCAGGTCAGGGAGCTTCATAAGGGCGCTGAGTAAAGAGGATGGAAAATCAGGGGACGGAACCAATCCAGCGGGAATCTGTATTGATGAGTATCATCAACACAAGACAACAGAATTTTATGACCTGGGGCTTGGATCCAATACAAAGGAGCCGCTGCTCATGATCATCACAACGGCGGGGATGGATCTGACATATCCCTGTTATGTGACGGAATATACCTACTGCTCCAAAATATTGGATCCGGATTCGGATGTGGAGAATGAGGAATACCTGGTTGATATATGCGAGATGGATTCGGAGGACTATGAGGATATCGGCGGGCTGGATGATGAAAGCCTCTGGGAAAAGGCAAACCCGATCCGCATGACGTATGAAGAAGGGAAGGAAAAGATCCGGGAAGAGTATAAGATCGCAAAGGAAATTCCGGAGCATATGACGGCCTTCCTGACGAAGTGCTTAAACGTCTGGGTGCAGGCCAAAGAGAACGGCTACATGGATATGGCGAAGTGGAAAGCCTGTGAGACGGACGTGATCCTGATAGATACCCGCGGTATGAGCGTATATGTGGGCTTTGATATGTCCGCAAAGACGGACCTGACCTCAATAGCATTTATCATTCCATACAAGTCCGGTGAGTTTGATGCCGAAGGAAAAGAGATCGTGAAGTATATCGTATACTCCCATTCCTTCATTCCGAACCGTGAGAAGCTGATGGAAAGAAAGGCCAAAGACAAAGTCGATTATGACGCATGGGAACGGATGGGATTCCTGACAGTGACGAACACGCCGATCGTGGACCAGAGCGCTGTTATGAAGTATGTATTGGAGACCTGCGAAAAAAATGAATGGAAGATCGAGTGCCTTTGCTTCGATCCGGCCAATGCAGCCAAGCTGATGATGGACTTGTCGGACGAAGGCTACACCGTGGAAGAGGTATTCCAGAGCCATAAGTCGCTGAATGAATCGACCCAGGGCTTCCGGGAACAGGTATACTGCCGGAATATATTGTATACGTATAACCCTCTTCTGAATTACTCCATGAGTAATGCGGTGATCCGGCAGAACCAGGGGCTGATAAAGATTGATAAGGATGCGACAACAAAGAGGATTGACCCGGTGGACGCGATACTGTGCGCATTCAAACTGGCGATGTATCATACATTTGGATCGGATTTTCTGGATTCGATCGATGCGTTTTTGGAAAGTGAGTGGTAATTATGGGAGTATGGAACAGAATCAGGAATGTATGGGCGGCGTTGACCATGCCGACGGCAAACTTGGAGGATGAAGAACTGTTGGACTGGCTGGGAATCACAACCAGGGATAAGAGGAAGATCAGCGAGGTGACATATTTCACCTGTATGAAAATGCTGTCGGAGACAATGGGAAAATTGCCGCTGAAATATTACCAGGATACACCGGAGGGGAAGATCCGGGCGGAACCGACAGATATGACAAGGCTTTTGACAGTCCGGCCGAACCCGGTCATGACGCCCACCACGCTGTGGTCTTCCGTTGAGCTGAACTGTCAGCATTACGGAAATGCGTATGTATGGATCCAGAGGAACTTCCTTGCGGATCGGTATGGCGGGGAGGTCATAAACTATGGATTGTGGCTGATGCCGTCTTCTGATGTCACCGTGCTGATGGACGACGCGGGAATCTTCCGGGAAAAGGGAAAGCTGTATTACCAGTACACGGATGCGAAGACCGGGGAACTGTATGTATTCCCCCAGGAGGATGTCATGCATTTTAAGACAGGGTACAGCCTGAATGGGATCATGGGGGAGCCGGTCCGGAAGATCATAGGATCATCCATTGACGGAGCGCTGGAAAGCCAGACCTTCATGAACCATCTCTATGAGCAAGGGCTGACTGCAAGCGCGGTGATGTATTTTCCGGCAGGTGAGCTGGATGGAAAGCGGCGGAAGGAACTGCAGAACCGGTATGAAAAATATCTAACCGGGAGCAAAAATGCCGGGAAGATCGTACCGGTTCCGATCGGGCTGGAATTGAAGCCGCTGAACATGAGCCTGACAGACGCCCAGTTCTTTGAACTGCGGAAATATTCGGCGCTGCAGATCGCCGGGGCTTTCGGGATCAAACCGAACCAGATCAACAATTATGAAAAGTCCAGCTATGCCAACAGTGAGACGCAGCAGCTGGCTTTTTTAGTAGATACCATGTCATACCGGATGAAGGCGTATGAAGAGGAGATCAATTATAAATGTCTGAACCCGAAGGAGATCAGGGAAGGGTATTACTATAAATACAATGAAAAAGTGATCCTCCGGACAGATT